GGCCTCTAAAGTATATGCTGTAACACTAACACCCGCTACTGTAGCAGATAAGTCATCTGTACTACGGTAACTAAAAGGAATAGCGTATGTAGTAGTTGTACCGTATCCGGTGTATCTTACGAATGAATTAGCCATATTTGTGTTTTATCTCTTCTAAAAGGGGTACTTTATCTATTCACCTATTAATTCTTGAAATTCTATCATTTCTGCTGATTTTTTAATAGCATTAGCGGTAGTTACTTTGCCATTTATTTCAAATAATCCATATTGTTTAACCCATTCTCTAGCTTCTCTTTCAAATTCTCTAATACGAGAAAGTAAATAAGCATCACCTATATACTTACCGCCAAGTAATTTATTAGACACATATCTTTTGTTAAACTCAGAATTAGGGTTTTCTAACTCATATTGAAAAGTTTCATTAAGTGTTCTACCACCTATTTTAATTTGACCTTTCATTTGACGCATAGCTTCATACATAGTAGTACCTTCAGGGAAAGTTATTGTCTCACCTGTAATTGGACTTTGCATTTGAACCATCATAGTTGTTTTCATATTTAATGGTTTTTTAGTTCCAATATTAATAGTAAACTGTGGTCTTTCCCATTGTATATTAGATGTTTCTAATTTTTCTTGTGCTTCTTTTGATAATACAATTTTATCACCATTGCTATCTACCATTTCAGTACTCCAGTGTGAAGTTACTGGAAACATATCTTGTGCTTGACCTAATAATAAACCTTTTGGTTTTGGATAAACATTTCCTAATGGGTCAGATTTAGGTGACATTGCATCCCCATAATTTAATATTTCATATTTACCACCTAAGTATTTTTCATTTATAATTTTTGCTAATCCATAAGGTGTTGATTGTTTTAAATGGTCTAAAGCTGTTACAAGCTCAGCTTCAGCATCTGCAAATACTTTATTAGTCCATCTCCATGATGTAGCTAAAGGAACATTTTTAGAACCAAATCTACCAAAGTATCTTTCTAATTTAGAAATGTTTTGTGCACCTTCTTCATTAGTTGCTTCTGTTTCAGAAAATATTTCTGTTAACTTAAAGAAATCTTGTGTCATTAAATTACTAGCAAATATATTAGACCATAAAGAAAATGATGAACCTGCTATATGACGCATAAAATCTAAATATCTTTCTTGCTCTGCGCTGTGTAATGGGTCATTAAATATATCACTTGCTTCTTCTAAAGCGTCTTGTATAGATGCTGTAACCATGAATGGTATAGATAAAGGAAAGAAACGAGATAGTGAAGTATATTGTGTTACACCATTTTCATCTTCCCATTTATAAGCAAATCTTTGTTTTCTATCTTTTTCTTTGTAACCAGTTAATCTACCTTGCACTGTAAGATATGTTGCTAAGCCATAAGCCGCCATTCCCACACCTTGTATAGCTTGTGCTTTGTTTCTAACAATAGGGTCAGAAGCATTTTGCATAGCTCTAAATTCCATATTTAATTTATTAAGTAAAGGTGTTGCTTGCCATCCATATTTAAATAAATTAACAGGTGTTTTTACAAAGTGTAAACTTGATAACACTCTTATTAAAGGCATTTTGTTTACAGTTTTTAATAACCAATCACCAATATTATATTTACTTTGTTTTTGGTCTGGATAAAATTGATTAGGGTCTAACATTTCATTTTTAAGATTTTGTGTAAATGAACCTGTTCTTGCTACATATGTAGGGTCGTTAGCCACTGATTTAGTTAAGTCATCTAATGATGATGCTTCTAATGGATTAAATGTTTTTGTTTCTCTAAAATTACCAAATTCATCTTCATATTGATAATATAACTCAGACCATTTCTTTTCAAATGGTGTTTGTTCTACTTTTTGTTTTTCAAAATCAGCTAGTTTTTTATTTAACTTATCTAATCTTTTTACATTAATTTTATCTTGTGCTTGTTCAAATCTAATGTTTTCTTTAACATTTCTAATATTATCTTCTAAGGCAACTATTTGTGTTTTATTAAATATTTTTCTATCTTTCCATAACTCAGGATAAAAGGCTCTCATTCTTTGATTAACATTAGCAACTCTTGCGCTTCTGTTAAATATGTTTTTCATTAGAGTATCACCGGCACCTAACAATCTTAAAGTTAAGAATGAAAGTTTACCTAATGGTGTACCTGCTTTACCTAAAGCTTGTTTGAATAAACTATCAGATGCTTTTAATTGGTCAAAATATGTTTCCATGTTTCTCTGTTGTCTACCATCTAATCTATGCTCTAAAGCATCTCCAATACTTCTATTTGCTTTCCATGCTAGCTTAGCTTTCTTCATAGCTATTTGAAAAAATCTTAATTGAGAAACTAATAAATCTCCTGCCATTTGCATTTGATTAATACCTTGTCTTCTGTTACCATTTTTAAAACTAATTAAACCACCTGTAAATTGTTCTACTATTTGTAATTGAAATTTAGTTGCGGCAGATAATAAGTTTATCTCATGTGTAGTTGGGTCACCCAATAAGTTAGCTGTTGTATATTCATTGTAAGCTTCAAAGAAAGTGACGTTTTTTTGTTTCATCTTTCTATTTATATTTTTGATTACTTTATTCATTTTGTAATCATTTGAGCTTATATCAGCTAAATCATTAACTGCTTTTATTTTTTGTGAAGCAGGTAACTTTTTAATTTTTGCAATTAATTCTGGTAATTCTTTTGCTATTGCTATATCTGTTTCCATTCTTAGTTTATCAGCTTCAGTCATTTCAACCATTAATTTTTGTTGATTTAAAGCGTCTGATACACCTTCAACAGTTTTTACATGGTTTTTAATAAGCACATTTTTTTCGTCAATAGCTTCTATTAACTTTTCTGTAACAGCTATTTTTTCATCCATGTCAACAGCATTGTCAGCTAGTTTTCTAATTTCAGAAACTTCATTACTTTTATTTAAAATATTAACACGACCTGCATAAATAGTAGGTGCTAAGTCTGGTGCAATTTTTGAGACAGTTTTTAATTCTTCATCTAATTTATCTGCATTATCTTTACCTAATAATTTAGATGCTTTTATTTTTATTTGATTAAATAAACCAACTCTTTCAGTTGTTCTTACTTCACCTTTTTTAATTAAATCATTAATACTTGTTTTAATTTCTTGTACAACAACATTATGAGGTTCATCTGGATTAATTTTAGACAAATTAATAACAGGTGTTCTTCTTTTAATTTCACCTACTTTTTCATTAATTGTATTAACTTCACTTGTTCTATCTGTTACTTTTTTAGGGGGTTTTTGTGACGGTGTTTCTGGTGGGAATTTTTTAGTTTTGCCATCTTTACCTGAAAAGGTTTCATCAGCTTTACTACCACCCCAAGCAAAATCTCTGCTATAATCAGATTTAAAACCATCACCTTTATCATAAAATCTTCCTGCTTTACCTTTAGCAGACCATGCAGACATTCCTGCACCTACAGTACCTTGTGCAACACCACCTGTTGTACCAGTAATTAATGTTCTTGTTAAATTATAATCAGTCATTAATCCTGCATCTACTTCAGCAGTTTGTCTTGCTAAGTCTGAACCTGTAGCAACTGCGGCTCCGTAAGCCGCTTCTTTTTTACCTATTTCTATAGCCGCTTTTTTCATTGCAAGCTTTTGAAATTCTTTTTTTGTTAAACCTTCTAATGCTGTTTTACTAGCTTCTCTAGCTATAATTTTTCCTGTACCTAAACTAAATAAGTTAATAGGGTCAGCTATTAATGCAGGTACAAAATCTTTAGCCCACTTAGCAAAACCAATAGTTTCACCACCAAAATAAGGAAGGTCAGCATATACTTGAGTTATCTCTGCCCAGTCACCTTTATATTGGTCATCTTTAGCTAAAACTTGTCCAACATCATTTACAATACCTACTGTATTATATTCACTCCAAATTCTATCTTGATAAAACTTTTCTATTAATTCTTCTTTAGTAAAATCATTAATGTTTTTACCACCAGTCACAGAATTATTTATATCTGTTATTCCACCTGAGTAATATCTTTTTAATGTTTCTTGAAACTCATCAGATTGTAATTTTTCTAAAGCTAATTTTTGACGTTCAGCTCTTTGCATCCTGTCATAGTTAGCTCTTTCTATTTTATTTCTTCTGTTTTTCTTACGAGATTCAAAACCAATTTTTGTGGATGAAGTTGCTTCTTCTTCTTGTTCTAAAAATGAAAAATCAAATGCCATAAATTATTTTAAATATTGTTTTACTAATTCGTCTAGTTGTAAAGTATCTATATTAAATGCTCCTGCTAATGCAATTTTAGCATCTTCATTTAGTACTCTGTTATATAGTTCCATATTAAATGGAACACCGGTAATTTGTTCTAGTGCATCAATAAAATAATTTTGTTGTTGCTGAACGCTTTCACCTTTTTTAATTAATCCTAACGAAGTATATGTTTGGATTTGAGGTAGTACGAATTTTTGTATATTAGAAGAAATACTGTCTATTAACTGTTGTCTTTCATCAGTAAAATCTTTTATCTCAACACCTGCTTCAGTTAATATTTTAGTTGCTAAAGCTCTTCTTTTTACTGCATCAGCTTTAACATCTGCCCATTCAGGTTTATTTAAAATTTCTTGAAATTGGGGACTTTCCATAAAACCATCTACAGGATTAGTTAATATTCTTTCTGCTTCTTGTTCTATACCTGTTACTTGTTCTTTAGTAAACTTTTTAGCCGCTTCAGAAACAACGCTTTCTTCAAACTCAATTGCTAAATCAGCACCTGTTGTTGTAAGTACATTTCCACTATTTATTAAATCAGCACTAGCTTTTAACCACAATGCATTATCATATTTTTTAACAGTGTCATTATAAACTTTATTTAAAAATTCATTTTGTTTTTCAAACCAAGCATTTTTTATATCTGGAGCATCTAACTTATCAAACTTCTCATTATTTTTTAACCAATTTAAATACTGTTTTCCAACATCTTGTTTAATTAAATTACTAACAAAAAAAGCTTTTTGACTTTCGTATTTTTGTTTAACACCTGTTAATTTTGTGACTAATAATTCTTCTATATCATTAACAACCGATACATATTCTGGAGCTTGTAAAGGCGCTAGGTAACCACTTGCTTCATATTTTTTAGCAGTTAATTGGTCAGATATTAAACTTTGATATGTGTCTTCACTGTTAGTAAATTTTAATATTTCTATTCTTAATTCATCATCTCTATTAGTCCATTTACCATTCATAATTTCATCTCTTAAAGAACGAATAGCACCTTTATCTTCAAGAGTTTCATTCATATTTTTAGTTACGTTATTAAAAACAATAGCTAACTCTGGATATTTTTCTACAGCTTCTTTTTTTAAAAGAGATTTTTCTAAAGCACCATCAACAGTATTTTCATCTATAGAAAAATATTGTGTAGTAAACATATCTTTTTCTTCATTTTCTTTTCTGTTTTGTTCTCTTTCTTCAAAATTAGACAAAGTTCTATATTTATCATTTAATTTTTTAATTAATTCTGCGTTTTTAGGATTGTTTTTATTATCAAAAATAGAACCTAATGCATTACCACCTTTTCCAATACCTCTATCTGCTTTCATAATATCTTCAATTCTACTTAACTCAGAAGTATTAGAAGCGGTATCAATCCCTTTGTCTAAATTAAATAAAACTATTTCATTAACTTCTGAAGGTGAATTTAAATAACGCATTTCTTTTTTACCTTCTTCAGGCGGTAAAGGTTCTATAAAAGAATTTGCTTGTTGAAAATATTCAGCTCCTGATTTAGTGTCTAATACTTTAGATATATTTTCAAATCTGTTTTTCTTTTGTAGTTTACTTCTTTCACTTGCATCTCTAACAGCATCTTTTGCTTTAAACTCATTAAATATTGAAGCAAAACCTAAAGCATATGAACCATCTTTATCTGCAAAACTAGGTAAATAATTTTTATAAAAAGCAGGTAAATTAGTTTCTTCTATATTATATTTATCTCTATTTTCTTCTATTTTAGTAATAGCATCTATCGCTTCAAATTTACCTGTGTGATAAGAAACAGTTCTATCTATATATTTACCTGTTAAATTAGGGTGTTTTCCTTGTAATATTTCTTGATTAACTGTGTTAATATCTTTAGTTAATAACAATTGATTTAGTTCTTGAACAGCTGTATCTTTTTTGTGTTCTACTTCATTAATCATTATTTTACTAATTGCAGGGTTAACATCTTTTTGTAAAATATTTATTAAATCTGTTGTATCTGATTTATTTGATGAATTTACAGTTCCTGCAAATGTAGAACCCATATATTTGTTTGTAACTCTTGATTTATATGCCATGTTTATTTATACCCATATTGTGTAAATTTATTTTTTCCAAC